GAATGGAATACCTAGTTCTTTCGCTAAATCTTTCTTGATATTGTCAGCGATACTGTTAATCTTTGAGCCAAAACGATTATAGTTTTCAAATTGGGCTTGTGTTGACATCAAGATAGGTTTAATTCCTTTAGATATCAAACGTTTAACAATGTCGATGTGGTTCTCTTCGAAAGGTTGAATGTTGGCCTTCTGGTAAACACTGTCATTAATTCCCATTGAGATAATAGCATAGTCGATTTTTTCGGTGATTGGAGCTAAAACAGCATCCAAATTATCTTTTAACCAAGCAATCGTTTTACCAGAGAATCCACGGTTATAGAATTTATGGTTAAAGCCATACCCTTTTTGATCATTGACGATACCGTTCAAAATCTCGGTATAGGTCTTTGGTTTGGAGGTCAGGCTTTCAAGTGTGTTTCCTGAATACCCAGATGTTCTATACCCATCTGTTGTTGAGTCGCCTAACGTTACAATGACTGTGCGTTTGGTTTGCAAGTCAACCATCAACTGTTCTAATGTTATGTCTTGTTTCTGCTTAACCTCTTGGTTGGCAAGAAAAATATTGCTATTGCTAGAAATATGCCTAATTTCATTTTGGTATATCTCAGCCACTTTGATTAGTGAAGCTGCTTTAGAAATATCTTTCTTCTTGTGACTGTCGTAACTTTCCATGTCCGCTACTTGAAACTTCTTGGTTTCTCTATCAAAGAGTAACAATTTCCCAGAGTAGTTCGGTAAGGTAATTTCAAAATCTTCAATGCCGTTGATGTAATAATTTTGAAAAGAGACAATAATGTCGCCTTTTTTTTGACCTCTGACAGTATTTGTTTTAGTGTCAAATGTGATTTCCCCTTGGATAACTGTTCCCCAATCTGCATTAACGTAGTCTAGGCGTTCACCAACCTTAAGTCCTACCGTTTTCACGAACGGTGAAGATTGAGGGTGAACCAACGCCCCATTAAATAGAATCGCTAAGATGGTTTCACGATTACCAATGTTTTGAATGTCGTTTAATGTTTTGACATATAACGAGTTCGTCTCGTCGTTGTAAATAACGTACTGCGACAAACCCGTTTTTGGCAGCGGAGCTGTTAAGGTATCTCTGGCGTTGGCTTTACGTTTTCCGACTTGGAACCAACTACCGCTGCTTAATTCCACTTGAGAATTGGCGACGTCAATTAATAGGCGACCTGCAATCATCAACCCAAACCCCATGCGTTCATCAAGCTTGGTGTCTGTGACTGCTCCATCAACGATGTTAGATGTTGCAACGGCATTGTTCCCAACCACTGCCACCTTGCCACCTGAGATTTGCTCTCTTGCATCTTGCGCAAGGTTTGCCCACTTGATTTGACCACTACCGTTCTTGTCTACCTTGTTGTCGTCATTCCGCTCCCCTAGTTCTTGACTTGACTTGGCGGTTGTTTGGATATCTTGAAGGCGTTGGTTTAGGGTTTCATATTCCCCACGAGCTTTGGCAACTTCCAAATTAGCGTTACCGTTAGAAGTGCCGTCAATATAAGTTGTTTCGATAGCTTTAGCAATGGCTTCTCGAACGTCCGCCCCCCTCGTCTTCTTACGGATAGCCCTAGTCAAAACGTCAATGCTTTTAGTGTTTTCTAAAGGTGTCACATCATCGTATAGATTTAAGCGTCCTTCTGCTTCATTCTGTGGCATTTGTTCCTCCTTCTTTTAATTCGTTTTGTAATCGTGTGATTTCAGCTTCTGTGTCCCTAATCGTCCTAGTGCGTTCTTGCTCGTCCATGTTGTATGATGCAAGTTGATTATCGTAGTTGGCTTTGGCTGCTAGATAATCAGCAAACGCCTTGTCATACGCCGATAATTCTTCTTGCGTAGCATCTATTTTAGGTGGATTGGGTGCTGTTGGCTCTATAGGTGCTGTGCTAGGCTTGTTTTTAAGAGCTGTAAGTTGAGCTTGCAGAGCCTTCAAGCGCTTAGTTTTTTCGGCAACAGAAGCATTCTGTTTGACACGTTCGATAGAATTTTCCGCTTCTTGCAACTGCAACTGGTACGCTGCAAGTGATTGAGATTGTGATCCGATAGTCAATTCAACCGACTGTGGGTTAAGTATATCAATTTTTTTCTCCAATATTTGCAAAGTTTCAATCCCAGAGAGGGGCGCATTGATAATAGGGTGCTTGTTCCCGATTTCAAATTTATCGTAACGGTCATCAATCAAATAGCGTTCAACGGCTGAAATCGTCCATTTTGCAAGTGCAATCTTTTGGTTGCGTAGATACTGCTTGCCACGAGCCAATAGGACACTAGGGTTGTCGATTTCCGTCCAGATTACTGGCTTACGGATAACACCAAACTCTTTGATTAGTTCCTTATCCTCAAGGAACACGCTATGATTGTTGACATTCCAAATTGTGATTTGCTCCCTTGTAACATCTGGGCTTTGGTCTTCGTCTGGATGGTCTTTCTGAATATCCGCCCCTACTGGCATAATTTGAGTAGCTAGCCCATCGAAATCAAGCAACCGACTGGCTGATTTGATATTTTTGCCAATCTGGATTGGTGATTTCTTGGTAACTCCAATGTCTTTTGTCCAGTCTAGGTGCAGCACAGTGTTTAACTCGTAAACCCTTAAATATCCACCGATATTGTTGATAATTCGCTCTCGTACACAATCCCATGTGGACTCGTAACCAATATAGCGAAACGGTTTATCCGTTCTACTGTTGACGGTTACTTTTCTTAAAGAATATCGCTTGTAATCTTCAACTTGACCATTTGCGACATTTAACATTTCTGACAAATACTGACCCGCCCCACGGTTCGGCAGTTTCTGGAACCATTGAGCTGAGTCGTGGAGGAACGATAGGAAGTCTTCGCACATCACCTTCTGAGCAAAACCATCCGTTGTCATTTCGTTAGTCGTGGTCAGCACCCGTCCAACAAACTCAATCGTTCCATCGTAGAGGTTGACTACTTCGATAATAGACTTGAACGGAACTATCTTGTTATACAACGGATGTGTGAACGGGATAGCAAATGTAAACTCATTGATGGTATTGAGTGCTTGAGTGATTTCACCAGCGATGATTTTCCCACCTTTTGAGCTATAAGGGTTGTGAATTGTCTTCCGTGCTATGGTATTTCGGAGGAGTTTATCTCCACGCCTATCGTGTACGGTTGGCCACCAATAAACAGCATAACCGCCCTTCTTCTTCATCGTATTTGGAGGGTCTGGAATGGTGATTTTCTCACCACCAAGAGCCTCTAAACTGCCATCTTGGCGAGAGAGATAGACGTGGGTAAAATATTCACCTCTATCATAGTCGTGGTCGGAGATATTGACAGTACAGAACCATTCGTCACCCCATCGCACGCCTTGATACCAAATTATGTCGTCTTGATCTGCCACTTTGCCGAATTGTTCCGAGTATTTTTCTTTCCTGCTCCACGTTGGGAATCCAACGCTTTTCAATCCTCCATCAATGCTTGCGCCAGTCACCTTAACACAATAGCCAGTGTGACTAATATTGTATACTTCGATTTTTCCTGATACAGTCATGCCATAACCTCATTATTGTAGTGCATGGCAATTGTGCCATTACCTTTAGTTCTAAAGTAATTAATGCCCTGATAGAGCGTTAATGCAAAATCTCTATTCTCGCCACGTTTTAGGTTGTAGATAACACCATCAGCATCAATAAGCGTAACATCTTCATCGCAATAGACCACTGGACTAATGGCTGTGTCACCAGAATTAACGAAATAAATCGTCCTTTCTGTCCTTGTGTAGCCTAACTGCCATTTTGTCCATGTAGAGTCGTCATTTTCAAAATCGAATGTGTCCCACACATCATCGAAGTATTCGTTCTCATGAAATGCAAACGGATAGCATTTGAATACAATAGTAGCAACCAAATTCTTCTTAATCGGGTCGTCCGCTACCTTGATACTTTTAATTTTGCCCATCCAAAAATAGCGCCTATCGTGGGTATCGAATAGTTTTCGCTCCGTTTTAGTCGCCATACGGGACTTAATCTCACGTTCTGCGGTCTTTCTGGACTCGTATTCGGTGAATGGCAGTTTAAACTCGTATGTAATTTCTCTAGGCTCAAATACTCGCTCCCCTAGAATGCTAGAAAAGTCAAGCACCCCTTGCATGAAGGGAATTGACTCCACGATTTCTTTTTCGTTTGGCGTTGGTGCTTCACGTTTCTGTAGGTACCAACCAGCGTCACGACTATTAAAATCGCCAAACGCTATATATTCTTTGATTTTAGTAATCATAATCTGTGTCGTCCTTTCAAAGTTTTAATCGTATCAATGGCACTATTGAAGTTATTAACTGTGCCACCGACTAGAGCACCAGTGTCTAACACCATGTTTTGACCTTGTGCCACTTGGTCTTTAAGCTCTCCAAGAGCGTCAATCACATCATTAAGCAAGCCCGCTGAATGAGCAGCATAGGCTTCTTGACGTGCTGAGATGGTAGCGTCTGGCGTTTTATCACGCAAAACTTCCATTTTGAGCTGGCTAGCCATGTTTGAAGTGGCACCAGTGAGCATTGCATTAGCTCGAACATTGAAGCCGTTGACTTGGTCACGGATGT